TAAATGACATCGTTAAGGAAGAGATGCTTGCTCAAGCTGTTACGATTAACGGCAGAGGTCTACAAGCATTGGTACCAAAGGAAGATGTCAAGAAAGTATTGGGCCACTCGCCTGACTTGTGTGATGCTGTGGCACTTGCTGTATATGCTATGAATCATACCGATCCTATTCCTGGTAAGATGAGTCAGAAAGAGATGGATAAAGTTGCAGAGGAGTACTTAGCATGGCACGATTATCTGTAAATCAGAAGATGAAGACACGGTTCCGCGGTAGCAAGGAATGGAAAGAATTCCGTGCATACATGCGAGACAAGCAGAAAGTGGATCCGATTACTGGTGCGAAATTGACGAGAATGGCTAACTTGCACCATAAGGATCTTAATGAAGATCATTACACAGACATTTCAGATGAATCTCACTTTGTCTTTCTCAATCAAGCAATGCATAAGACAGTTCACTCATTGTTCATAAAGAGCGATCCGAAGGCTTGGCGAAAGAGAGTACTAGCATTGATTCGTATCTTGAAGGATATGGAAAGGATTAACAGTGCCAATTGACTGCAGTAAATGTAATGGAAATTGCTGTAGACATGTAGTCGCTATGCTTGACAGAGGCGATGGTACTTGCAAATACTTCAATGAGCAGAATCATTTGTGCAATATCTATGAGAATCGTCCTTTGATATGCAATACAGACAGAATGTATGAAATGTTCTTTAAGGACGTGCCTCGTGAACGATATGATGAACTAAATCGAGAAATGTGTAACTATTTATGTAAAGAAGGAGGAGCTACACAATGATTAGCCCGCGTGAAATAATTAAAGAAGCATGCACAAGAATTAACCTTGTACCACGCCGTCAAGCACCACAAGGCGATGTACTTGAGAGCGGATATCGTCTATTGAAAGGCATAGTCTCTAAGTACAATTACGACAATCTCTTGGCATGGACGCAGAACAGCATAGTAGTTCAGAATAGTCAGAAGATTCATATCTATGATGAATCTGATACTTTGAGCGAACGACCTGACTATGATAAGATGCAGCACGTACATCTTGTAAATGTAGCAAGAATCAACAGCATCTATCTGCAGACAGAATCAGAAGAACTACATGCTAAGTTGGAATTTGTACCTGCAAGTGACTTTGATAAGTACTCAAGCGGTTCAAGAGTATTTACTTATACTCAGAAGTCAGAAGGCGAATGGCTCATTGAGATTAAGCCGGTAATCAGCAGAATGACTGGATATGAGTTGAAGATTCATTATAATGAAGGCATTGATTTTGACCTTGATACAGAACTGTTCATTCCTGACAATTATGTAGAATTGCTTATTGTTGCTCTTGCTCATAAGCTCGCATTGCAGTTCCCTAGACTGGATGACGCTCAAATGCAGCGATTGGAGAATGAAGTAAGAGTATTGGTAGACAATGTTCGTACGCCTAAGGCTGAAGACAGATTGATTGCTCGTTCAGATTACTTCGGATATGGACACCGATTGACTCAAGCAGAACTTCAAGCAGGTACTTATCTTTAAGGAGGACACATGGCATCTCAATGCAGACTTGTTGAGAACATTGCTGGTTCTATTACTAAGAGCAACCTAGTCAAAGTTGGTCTTGGAGAATCGGTGAACATGTTCCTTGAACGTCAGAACGCCAATGAACATTCTTGTTCTATGGTAATGAGAACTGTCCAAGGCGAAGTAAAGGCAGCAGATATCCCAGGTAAGTGCCGTGGTATGTACCGAGTATCAAGAGGATTGGACAATAAGCCAGTTCTCTATGCTGTGTATGACAACAGCCTTTACTTGATTACAGAAGAACATAGAGTACATCGCATTGCAGAAATTCCATCAGTTGGTACAGAATGCCATATGACAGAAACTGGTGGATATGGAAGTGCTCACCCACATTTGGTAATCGTTGATGGTTCAAATGTATATGCAGTAAATACCGGTCTTTCTGTTGGTGACCAGCAAATGGACTTCAGAACTATCGCATTGCCTAACCGAGTAAATTCCAATACATTGATTCATCCGACTCATGTTGCTTACTTGTATGGTTACTTGATTGTCAATGACGCTGGTACAGACGCATTCTATACTTCATATCAGTATCCATTTGAAATTGAAGATTCAGAGGATCCAGCATTCTATCTTAAGCGTGAACAGTTCATTAACTGGTGGATGAACCTAACAGATGAACAGAAAGAACAGTATAAGAGCGGTGAGTTGAGCAACCCAACCTATCAAGAATTCATTGATGGTACTGCTGATGATACGCCTGAGAAGTATGACGTATTCCGTATTGGTACAGTTGAATACGCAAAGTATGGATTCGTTACTTACTCAGAATGGTGTCCTGACAATACGATTGCCCTCTGCTCTAACGGTTCAAAGCTCTATACATTTGGCGAACGTTCATGGCAAGTATTCTCATATAATGATGACAAGAACAATCCATTCTCATCGCCTGACAATGCAGCTGGTAACATTGGTATCAAAGCACCGAACTCACTTGCAATGCTAGGAAATTCTGTACTTTGGTTGGGATCTTCTGATATTGGCGATAACGGTATCTTCATGATATCTGACACTACTATCAAGCGAGTATCAACTCAGGACATTGAACGTGAGATTACTCAGCTGAAGAATCTCGATAATGCCTACAGTTCAATCTGGCAAGAGCATCAGCACGTATTCTACAGTATTACATTTGAAGACAGTCAGAAGACATTTGTCTATGACATTAATGAAGACGCATGGCACTACAGAGCATCGTATGACAGCAAGAACTACCTGACTTACTGGAAGTACAATCACGTAACATTTGCTTATGGCAGACAGTATGTTGGTACGAAAGACGCTCTTTGCTATATGGATGAGAATTGCTATACAGAACATGACGGTAAATGCATTTATAAGATGAGACGTGGTTCTGTATTGACTTCTAATGACCAACCATTCTACATTGATATGCTCAGACTGATATGCAATAACGGTCAGCATTCATTCAATGACCAGTATGACGACTTGGAGTTGAATCCTAGAGTATCATTCAGATATTCATGGGATGGCGCTACGTTCAGTGACTTCGAGGATGAATACCTTGGTAAGATTGGTCAGTATGAATATGATACTACACTGTTCGGTTGCGGCATGGGAAGATACTTTACTTTGGAAGTATCAACTACTGAGAATGTGCCTTTGGCTATTGAGAATCTTCAGATTAAATGGTCACCTTGCTCATTGATGTAGAGGTAATATGGACATTAAAGTAATTCGCTATGACGAATCTAACCAGAATATAGAGGCACTTAAAGGTCAGTATGGACAATACGGTGACAAGAAAGGCTCGTTCACCGTTGTCAAGAACCTCCTATTCGTGAACCTATATTCTGGTGCAGTGTATCAGAATGAGAAATTGCCTTCTGTGTATGATGGATTCCTTACATGCTCAGATGGCACTATCATTGAAGTAAAGAATTCCATCCTGAATGCAAAGCTGGATAAAGGCGTTACTGCCTTTGGAGTGCTTGTCCTTCAGAAGTGGAATTAGACACCTATTTATGAATTAAAGAAGGAGAATACAGATGATTCCTTTAATTGCCGCAGGTATTGCAGCAGCTGGTTCACTTGGTGGAGCAATCTATTCCTCATATAAGCAAAGTGAGGCTCAGAAGGCAGAACTCCAAGCAAGAAAGGAAGCCGCTGCTGAATTGAAGAGACAAGGCCAGATCACGGATAATGAATATAGCAAAGTGATTTCAGACATTGAGAATTACTATGCTAACCGTGGCAGCCTTGGTACTCAGAATGACGTAAATGAATATAAGCAGGCTCTTGCTGAATATAATCCTGAAGATTATGCAGCAACTGACCCGGGATTTAATTATGACAAGACGAAAGAAGACTTCATTAATCCCTATTACAGCAGAATCATTGGCGACACTGCTAATCAGATCCAGCATAGTGCTGCTGGCGCTGGACTTGGCAGAGGTACTGGCGCTGCTCTTAACATAGCAAAGGGAGTTAGTGAGAAGTCTGACGATCTGTACAGAACAGCAATGAGTGACTATACTCAGGATAAGCAATTTGCATATACTCAGTATCAAGACGCTCTCCGTAATGCACAGAACAGACTTAACGCTATTCGTCAAGGTACAGAATATAAGATGGGACTTCAGGGCAACCTTGCACAGGATTACTTTGCTAATCAGGATGCTCAGATGAGCGACGTAATGAAGGCTCAGCAAGATCGCTTGAACGCTCAGACGCAATATTCGTTAGGAATGACTGGTCTCTATTAAGGAGGAAATGATGTCAATTTACGATGGAAATAGAATAAATTACGGTTCTGCCATTCAAGCGATGATTCAGAATGCAGAACGTGGCGGACAGATTCGCTCTAACTATCAGAAGCAGCAAGGCGAACTTTGGGGCAATACTATGAAGGATTTGTCTGGTGCATTTGCTCGTGGTCTTGTTGCCTACAATCAGATGAAAGAACCTTCATATGATTACGAAGAAGCAATCGAGATGCCTGAAGGTGCAGAATATGCACAGATTCCTGGATATACATATAGTACGCCAGTGAATGACGAAGCCGATGCAGAAGAATATCTCAAGTTCGTTAAGGCAATGCAAGGTCTGAATATGTTCGGTCCGTATGCTGTAGTGAGAGGTACATACAAATGATGAATGAATATGATATTGCCCTTGGTCTACAAGATCTCAAGACAGATCCTCGCTTTGACATGGCTACTTTGAATTACATTCTTACCGGAGATAGAAGTGGCTATGATGTCATTGCTCAGACAGCAATGCAGAAGAAGCAGATGGAGAATGCTCAGGAACTTGCTAGAGCACAGAAGCTTGCTGAAGAAGAATACAAGAAGGACGAACTTCAGAAGAATTTGCGACTTGCTGATGCCGATTTCTTTGCAGCACAGACAGCATTGCAGAAGGATCCGAATAACGCAGTACTTCTTGCTAACTTCAATCGTGCTAAGGCTAACCGAGAATATGCAGAACAGAGAGTTGGTAGACAGATTCCCGCTGAGGTAGTTCAGGCTGCTCAACCTGCTGAAGTTGCTGCACCTGTCATGACTAATCAGGATTTGATTGCTAACATTGAAGAAATCCTTAAAGGCGAACATACAGATGCTTCTGCTGCTAAGGCCAATGAATTGATTGGTAAGATTGCCGATCCTTCTCTTCAAGAACAGTACAAGCAGAAGATGATTAACCGTGGTAAGACTAAGGAACAGAAAGCCGCTGATGCTGCAGCAAGAAAGATTCAGGCTGCTAAGGAACTTAAAGAGGCTAATACCGTCTACAAGAATACTGGCAAGTATGACATTACAAAGTATGATCTTAAGTTCAAAGACAAAGTACCTTATCTCGTTCGTAAGGAGAAGAAATGAGTGATGAACAGCTAACAAGAATTGCTAATCAGTTAGGCGTGATTGACCAGGATCTTCTTGGTCAGTTCATTGCTGCACCTGACAAGGAGAAATGGCTAGTAGATAACGCTGGCAGATTGGAAGGCTATTCTGATTTCACTGACAATTACAAGAACATTGCAGATTTCATTGGTGACCGTAATACTCGCCTTGCGAATTTCTACAAGGATATGGAAGGCAAGGAACCGTCAGAAGCAAGACTGTACTCATTTACTAAGAAGAATCCTGACATTTCTGCTGATGACGTAAAGCAATGGTTCGCTAAGACAAATAACTACAAGGAAGATGAACTCAAGCAAAGAGAATATGACTACCAGCGAGCAAAGCGTGCTGATGAAGTAAAGAATCTTCCTTGGTATAAGGATTTGCCAACTTCTGATTACTCTAAGCAGCGTTACATCGATGATCCAACTACATCCGTACTTGGTGGTGAACAGTTCAATCCTTACTCATCTGAAGGTCAGTCTGAAATTCGTGACATGCTTCTTGGTGCTGCTGGTGCTGTTGGTGACGCTCTCCCTGGTGCAGGATCGTTCGTTGGTCCAGCAGTTAGAGGTGGTCGTGATGCCTATCATAAGTATTCAGATGAGAAGTACAAGCCAGAAGGTTCTGTATTGAGATCATTGCTTGGTGATATGATGGTCAATGCTGGTGTGGAATACATGCCTACTTTGATACTTAACAGAGCAAAGAAATTTACTGGTAATGTCGGTAGAGGTGCTAAGTATATTGGTGACATTGTTGAGACTAACAGAGTAATGAAGAATGATGAATTGCTCAATCAGTCACACAAGGCTATGGACGACATGCTTAACGCAAAGATCTATGATGACAATACCATCTACAACAGCATTCGTTCATTACCAGATTCTGAGTATAAGTCTGAATTGCTCAACAGTCTCAACCTTGAGAAAGGCGGATTCCGTGACGCTATCATTCCAGTTCAGCGCAAGTGGAGAACAGAATTGTCACCTGATGTACAGAATGCTTGGTTGAGCGTAAAGGAGAAAGGCTATGAAGTACCATCTCAATCTTCAAAGCACTTCCTTGACAAAGTATACGCACCTAAGTTGAGTGGAACTCAGAATAAGATTGCTGCTATCCTTAGAGCTGGTGAGAATGTCGGTCCTGCTGCTGTGAAGATTACTTCTACTCCTGAACGTACTGTTGAAGACAATACACAGTCAAGAAAGGATTGGTACAAGCAGAACTATTCTCGTGACTGGTCTATGGGATTCAAGCCAAATGAGAAAGAAGGCGACCCACTTTGGGAAGCATACAAAGAATGGTTAGAAGGAAAGTAACATGCGTCAATTTGATTTGTGGAACAGATATAAAGACAATAACGGTAACCCGCTACATGGTGCCGTGCAGTTCAATGTAAAGGACGGTAACACACCTGCTCCTATCTTCAGTAGAGATGGAACAGCACTGAACAATCCTATCCTTACAGACATCTATGGTAGAACTGCTCAACAGGTATTCATTAAAGCGGATGTTACTGCTTATTTCTACAAGTACATTGGTCCAGGTTCATTCGAGAATCTCCCAGCCAATGGAATTAACGTCAATGACCCTGCACTTTGGGCACTTCAGTTCTCATGCGACAATGTATTCAGTGGAGAACAGCATATCGTTACAGATTCTGCTCCGAACGTTGGTACTATTGCAGAATTGAGAAGCACAGATGTTGATACTATCGGTGAGACAGACGGTGAGAAAGTAATTACTTTGCTCGGTTACAATGAGATTGGCGATAAGGAACCAATCAATTACATTTGGGACGCAGAATCTCAGGTTAATGACAACGGTGGTTCTGTGATTAAGAATGACGACTTGATTACTGGTCGTTGGATCATGGTTCAGCCTACTGAACATTGTGACAGCAGACACTTTGGCGTATTCCCTCAGGATTCGTCTAACAGTGAAGACCAGTCATACGGTATTACCAAGCTCTTCGAGTACTGCCTTGAGAAAGATATCCGACCATTCTTCAATGGTTCAGAAGATTTCCGTTGGTTCAAGTATCATGACATCAACGTTCAGGCAACAGTAATTGATGTTACTGACTCTACAAGATTCAATGATTCAGGTTCCAACGAGATTGTCGGTGATTGGAATGGCAACCCTAAGTTCGTCAACAGAAATACTTCTATCACAGCGAAGTTCGTAAAGACAAGCTGGAATCCACGCAGCTTCACAGGATATGATAAAGTAATCATTGACGCCTTTACTACGCAGACTGGCTTCGAGAACGCTGAAGTATATGTCAATGTAGATGTAACGAACAAGAGATTCACTAACTGCAAGATTCATTCCGATGAACATATCGGTTCTGGCTGTGAGATGGTTGAATGCGACATTACTGGTCAGATGTTCAATGCTTCATTTGATGCAGACGGAATGATATATGATTGCCGCTATGACATTGATGACTTCAAAGGCAAGATGGATCTGTACAAAGTAATCCGTTGCTCAACTGACAGTAATCCATTCTTTGACTATCGTAACTACGTCAATGTCGGAATGCCTTATGCTGTCTGTGAAGAGAACAAGATCATCAATGACTCAATCTTCGTGGACAATCTCAAGAACGCACTTACTACATTGGTAGAACTTGAGCAGATTCCTTCTGTTCAGACAATTACATTGGAAGACAGCACAGGTTACTATGCAGCTCCTACTGGAACGGTTCTTCACTTGAAGTCATGCGTTGCTAAGGTTAAGTTGACAGACGGAGTAACGCTCATTGCAGAAGACTCAACGATTGACCTTGATGAATCTGTACCTGAAGTATTGCCAACTATCAGTCTTCGTAACTGTACTTTGACAGGTCCAGGTTCTTACAGACTTGCTAACTTCTCAGCCTATGACAGCACAGTTGCTACTCTCATTACGGCTCAGAATACGTTCTTGAAAGGATGCCAGATTAACAGCAACTATACTTTGATTCCTAAGGCTGGTATTGCTCATACTGCAACGTACATGGGTGAGTCTGTTACTGTAGACCAGTTCATTACGGGTTACATTGACAGCAATATCTTCAATGCTAAGTTAATCATTGATGGTCAGGACACTACTGCCGACCATGTATTGGTAGACGGACTTGTCATTAAGGATAACCGTTCAAATGCAGAATCTATCAATGCTTGGGAAATCAAGAGAAAGGGCGTAATGAATTCTGACAGACAGAACACATACTCCTTTACAGGAAATACTGGTGGATTTGTCTGCAAGATGACATTGAACCATGTACCTGTGGAAAGATTGAACTTTCCATCAGCGAACGGTAACCTTTGTGCTGCCCAAGATGATAGAATTAACTTGATGCCTTTGAACGTCGGCGTTATGCAGTTGGGAGTAAATATCTCAACGGATCCTGATAATCCTACTTATGCTGATGACTTCAGTAAGTATTTCACGAAGATGAGAATGTTCGTAATTGGTCAATATGATGCTGAAGTAGATCTTGAGTTCTCAGTTCTTGAATATCCTGTTGATGATACGGACAACATTAAGATTCAGCCTAACCAACCATACTACATTGGTGGTTCTGAAGCTAAAGTTGATTTCCTTGTTGGTCCATCTGTAGTTCGTGCCCACTTGTCAACTGACGCTAAGTACACGAACGGTCACACAGGTAACATTGTTGTTCCTGACCTTGGAAAGGAACCAGGACAGACTGAAGAATGGCAAATTCGTAACTTTAACATTGGTAGACTGGGCAGAGGATTGATGAGTTCTTATTCCTATGCCTTGAGACTCGGTATCAGACAGTTGGACAAAGACTAACCTATTTATGAATGGTAAAGAGGATTTATGGAAGATTACGAAATCATAGAACAATGTAATGAGTTCCTAACGAAATCAGACGCCCGCTACAATGTTACTATCCAGCGTGCTGTGAATGACATGAAGCGATATTCTGGCGACTTCTGGGACAAGGAATACATTAAGACGTATAAGAGAAAGAAGAGAGTAAATCTTGCATTGAACAACTGGAATCCTATGGTCAATGCAATCTCTTCGCCTATCTCTAACTCACCGTGGCACGTTGAACTCACGAACAAAGATGATCCAGCATTTGAGCAAGTTCAAGAAGGAATTGATGCCATTGAAGCAGATACAGATGTAAAGACTGCTATCGTTGATGCATTCCGTAAAGCAGTACTTACAGGTTACGGATTCCTTGTTACTACTACGGTAGAAGATGAATTCACAGGCGAACCCAAGATCTGTGTAGAATCTGCATCTCATATTGACGCAATCGCATTGGATCCAAATGTACTTACAGTTGATGCGTCTGACGCTGAAGAAGGTGCAGTAATCAACGTTATGTCATTGAAGAAAGCAAAGCGTCTCTACGGTGATGATGTTGTGCCTATGACATATCCTAACGCTCAGTGCATGATTAACTTCGGTCAGTTCACTCAGTGGAATATGCCGGAAGATTCTGTTGCATGTATCTCGTACTTCACAAAGAATGCTAGTGGTACGGTTGATTACTACAAGATCGTTGGTGATAAGATTGTAGATAGAGCGACATTGCCAATTAAGTTCATACCAATCATCAGATTGGCTGGTAACGAGATCTTCGAGAATGATTCATTGAACTACAACGGAATCATTCAGCAGACCTTGCCGTTGGAACTTGGTGCTAACATTGCTTATTCTTCACTCATTGAACGTGTCGGTCGTTCTGCTAAGGCTAACTACCTTATCAACGTCGATGCAGTAATGCCTAAGAACCTTGCTCAATGTAATGAAGATGATACTGCTGCTGTGCTTTGGAAAGGTGAACATCAGCCAGTTCCTCTCGTTGAACAGTTCCAGACCGGTGACCTTCAGGCTACTATCTCTACTTGCAGAACATTGCTTGAAGATACTGTAGGCGTACCGATGACAGGAATCATTGACCAGAGAGAAAGAACGGCAACAGAGATTCTACGTCAAGAGACCAGCAAGGAATCTAACACAGCGTCTTACTATAATAATGCTTACAAGGCAATCCGTACTCTTGGTAGAATATTCATTGAATTGCTCAACAATGGCGTTGATTTGAAGTTCACATTGGAGAATGGACCGTCTGTCATTACTCGTGAAATGAAGGCTCGTCAGGAACTCTCTGCTATGGGAACAATCATGCCTGATGAAATGAAGCCAATTCTCGCTAAGTACTTTGCAGATACTCTCAAGAATGAACTTGGTACAGAATTGTCGGACAATATCGTTGCTAACCTTCCACCTAACGTTCAGTTCGTATCTAAGGACCAAGACCCTGCAGCAGTTCATACTATGAAGCAGATGCAGGCAGTAATGGATGAGACAATGAACGAACTCGAGAAGAGCAAGGCTGAAGCTGCAGAATTGAGACAGCAGTTGAATACTTTGCAGATGAGCATGCTTAACAACCGTGAACAGAGAATCCTTGACTTCAACAAGTTCAAGATTCAGGAACAGGATAAGATGATGCTTGAGACTGCTAAGCTTGAACAGAACGGAGTTAAGATCGAGACTGACGCAATGGCTAAGCAACAGGAAATGAATCTCAAGGCTGCTGAATCTGAAATGGCTAAGGCTCAGAATGAGACAAATACTGAGATTCGTGAACAGGAAGCCTACGTTGCTGGTGTTGAAGACGCTGTTAACGATATGATAGGAGGATAAGATGCTCTTTAACATATTGACTGGACCTAACTACAGTTACAATGCCTTGAAGTCGGGAAACCCTCTTGCCCGTGAAAGACAGACCGAGAGGGAACATGCTGAACTATTGGATCCTAGAAATATTCCTGGCTACTATGATCTTGTACTTACAGGCGTACCAGAAGCATCATTGAAGGCTTTAGCTGAGATGCGTGAAGCATATTCGCCAAAGTATTGGGATGATCCTAGACCTAGACGACCAATTCAATCGTCTTCGTCTTGGGTACATAATCTTCAGTATGATCCTGTCGCCCAGATTCTAACTATGGACGGTTACTCATGTCCTGCTTCGCCTAGAGACGTGCAGAAGGTTCTTGAAGGTAATTACTTGTCAGGTAATGGATCTGTGGGTAGATCATTGATTAACTTGTGGCGCGTCAACGGAACAGGAAAGAATTCTGGCCTTGGTGCATTGCCGCGTTAGAACTCCCCTATTTATGAATAGTACAGTTGGAACGAGGCTGGCTGTACTATTACTTTAATACCTCGGTTAAGGAATGACAACCTTTATGCCAATGTCAACAGAAGACGCCTTCAAATATTTGGAAGGCAACAATAAAGCCAGTGAACCCGAACAGAAAGTAGAATCTACCCCATCAGTTGATGATACTCCTGCGTCTGATTCTAAATCACCTGAGAACGTCGCTCAAGTTGAAGATAAAGCTGAACCGGCTGAACCAAAGCAGCCAGACAATGACGGTAAGCCTGCTGAAGATACCAAAGGAAGTGATGAGCCTAAGGAACCCGAAGTTAAGGTTGATGATAAGAAGGATAAGCTCTCTCAAAGAGATTATGCCTTTATTCGCGAGAAGCAGAAGCGTAAAGAACAGAAAGCAAAGTATGAAGCACGCATTAAGGAGTTGGAAGAAGAACTCAAGAAGCGTGATGGACTAGAGGCAAAGCACTTTACGAAGGAAGATGGTTCTGCCGATCCTGAAGCATACATTCGTAATGAATTCGCAAAGCGAGACATGACTGACGAACTGAATCGTATCAAGCAGCAAGACGCTGCAGAACAGAATCAGTTGGCTCTTGAACAGGATAGAATCATTACAGAACATTGCTTCCAGGGTAAGGAACTTGAAGACTATCGTAACTTGATTGCGTCTAAGGGTTCTGCATTTGCTGCTGCATTGAAGGAACATGATAAGAATGACGTAGTTCTGAACTATCTCGATACTCTTCAGGAATATCCGATCGTTCTCAAGGAACTCATGACTAACATGGACACATTACGCCGTCTGTTCAGAAGCAAGGATCCTGATACTCTCAAGCACAACATTGAGAAGATCTCAGGCGAAATTCTTGATAAGGTTCATACCAAGCCGCAGTCTGTGGAAGTTCCTCAGCCAGCGCCAGTTGAACCGAAGAAAGCGCTTCCAGTCATTGGAAAGCAAATAACAAATCAGACAACAACAGTTGAACCTACTGTCAAGGATAGACAGTACTGGAACAACTATCTAAGAAATCATCCGCATGGATAAGGAGAAATAAATCATGGCTAATAATGTATGGGGTACAAAGAAATATAACGACCTTGTTGCTCTTAGAGCAGCTGAAGTTGGTAGCTATCTCACTGTCTGTTCTGACTCTCGTCTCGCAGATCAGTTGGTAGGTAAGCGCAATGATATTAACGACATGGAATTTGTCGTTCGTGACGCTGGTAAGTATGTCAAGGGTAAGGATATTACCGGACAGTCTTCTAACCTCGTTGAACGTAAGGTTAAGATGTCAAGCTTCTACGGCAACGTAATGATTGACACTGACTACGTTGAAGCAGTTACAGACGTTAACTGGGATAAGGAAATCGCTATTCCGAACGGTAAGGCACTTGTTGAAGGTCTTGTACAGGACGTTATTGACAACGATCTTGGCCGTCAGAACACTGCATTCGTTGGTGTAGGCTTCTTGCCATTGACCAAGGCTGATGCATTCCTTCGTTCTATCACTTCCGAAGAACGTCATGGATTCATTGACCCACAGATTGATTCTATCGTATCTGCTGCTGGTAAGGCATTTACTCCGGTTGATGCTGAACCGCTCTACAAGAAAGGTATGATGGGCAAGATGGGTACTGTTGAATACCACGAACAGCAATTCCTTCCATCTCTCGAAATCTCTAAGGATCTTGAGAACGCACTTTCTACTGCAACAGTTACCTCTTATACTCAGGGAGCAACTGCGGACGTTATCCAGACTTCTGTTGGCGAAGTAATTCCTAAGGGAACTCCGTTGTTCATTGAAGGCGTCTATGCTACTAACCTTGTTGGTAACAAGACTAGCTCTTTGAAGGCATTCATTGCTATTGAAGATTCTGTTGATGGCGCAGTTAAGGTTCGTCCTGTTGACTTCGCTGGTCAGGGAACTAAGGAAGCAATCTTCGCAGACAAGACTAACGTCACTGCTGCTGGACTTGCTGGTAAGAAGCTCGTTAACGGCCTTAAGGAAGGTTCATACTTCACTGGTATCATCCGTGCTAAGGGTTCGTTCGAGTTCGACGCACTCAAGAAACAGGATTGGTCTAACGCTGACCTTACCTCTGATTCTGTTGAAGGCGTGATCGTTCATACTGCTCGTGCTGTGAACGTTGAAGCTGGTACCAACAAGACTCGTTGGGCAATCGTTGCATTGGCTCAGACTGTTGAACCAAGGGCAGCTACTTACGTCTGCATCAAGGACGCAACTGCTAACTTGGTGGCAATGTAATCTGACGAATAGATAAGAATTAACCCCGAGGCTACTGCTTCGGGGTTTCTTTGTCTTAACGGTTAAGCAATTCTGTTACTTTAGGTAAGTAATTATTTGCCCATCGCTTATTGAGATAGTCCCATTGGTGCTTGAGAATTTCATTGTAATGTTCATTTGCTCTGTCCACAATATACTTTATTGTCTGAGGAGTAGCGTTACATGGAATCTTCTGATAGGGATGAGCACCAGCATACGGCGAACCAGGGAAATCATTAACGAGACAGACTCGACCTACAGCAGCAGATTCGAGATACTTAAGGTCAGACTTGTTACGATTGAACTCATTGTCAGCAAGTGGAGCAATAATGAATCGTACATTCCTTGTCTCTTGATAGAACTGAGGTGGATACAGTGCCATTGAGCAACCTGGGTATGACTTTACTGGCTTAAGGAAGTACGGCGTGAGTGCCTTATTCATGACAGTCTGACCAGATAGATACTGAATCAGTGAAGTAGAGAAGTCGCCTTGCTTCTTATTGACATTATCAAAGTGAGAATGAGATCCTGCAAAGTAGAAGATATTCTGTGCAGGTGGCTGTGAGAATGGGAAGAACCAGTCTTTATATGACAGCATGTTAGGAAGGACAACGATCTTCTCTTCAGGAACAATTCCATTGAGATTCTCCTTGATTCTTTCCGTTGAGACAGTAACAACATCAGCAAGTATATTGAGATACTTCTTCATGTCTATGAGATTCTGTTCTGCATTTATCTTCTCACGGCAGATGTTGTATTCTGGAAGTCCAGTACCATCAATAGGTGAAGTCCAGACCATATCATCATAGTCTACAATGAACTTCTGCTTGGTTGTCTGCTTGAATGCAATCAACTTCACGAATAGATCTTCAGTGGTAATTCTCTGAGTCCATACTACTGTTGAATTAGGTACTGCTCGCCATTTACCCGGCGGCATGATTGAGACATCTTCATTCTGAATCTGCAGTAAATGTGCCCACTGCATTAGGCGATAGTATCCGCAACCTGAACGGTCTGCTGGAACGATTGTTACTGGTGACATATAGCTCCTTTCTTATGTGTAGAGAATTCATCCATGTAATCATCAAGACAGGCTTGGCAATGTTCGGTAATTCTCTTGTCTTTCTTACGTTGATCTTGCATGTTCGTGTAATAGTGACACGCTGCTGTATAAGCAATTCTGTATGCATAGCTATATATCTTGCCCTTAGATGGGTCGAACATAGTAATGCCTTGAACTATCTCGAAGATCTGTTGGTCAAGTATCTGCTGTTTCTCATAGTAAGGCTTGGTTCTGAACTTTGGTCCTTCAAGTACAATTATACAGATAGTAGTCAGATACTGTCCATATCTATCATTCTCAGGGTCAGTTAGAATCTCACCGTCCTTCAACTTCATGACCAGATGCTCGAAATCGTCAAGGTCAAGATCATAATTCTTTGTAAATTGAGGATCCTTATAGGAAATATGGATCATTCGCTTCCTATGTGGATCTTTCCATGATGGATATTGCATATTTATTACCTCTAAATTTATATATCCGCACCTATTTATGTATAGAAAGAATCATACAGCTACGTCTAGGAGATAGAGAATTATGATTACATCAGAACAAGCACAGGAACTCGGATATCTATTGGATCCGTGCTTCCAAATCGTTAATACGGCAGGTAAGCCGGTTACTAACGGTTACATAGAAATTTATCTGCATGGTACACGCGTTAAGTACTATGCATTCTCGGACTGGAACGGTTCATTGCATCCTTTCCAAATTCCACTCGACTCACTCGGTTCAAATATAGTACTTGCTGACCCAGCAAATTCATACGATGTCTACGTCTATAATGCATTCGGCACACTCTTGATGTCCAGATACAATGTAAAGGTATCTGCTGCATCTGGCGGTAGTTCTGGCGGATTGCCTGCTCAGTATGAAGCTGAACATTGGCTCGGTCAGTATGGTGCTACTCAGGTACTTGAAGGAAATGAACGTGGTCAGACACTTGCTCTTCCACACAGACCTGACTATCAAGGCGATTTCATTGACCACATTGACTGGGGTTACATCAACGGCGATGAAGTAAATCAGTATCCTAAGTATATGTACCTTAAGCCAGGTATTTACTTGGTTAACTGTGTCATTCGTTTCCAGCAACAGACAGGAACAGAAGTCAACCGTCTTGATGAACTCTTGGTCTATACTGGTAACGGTAATGCCAATGAAGATGTTGCCTGGCAGTTAGATGAAACCGGTCCATACGCTAATACAGACCGTCACTGCCTTAAGTTGACATTCATTCGTAAAGTATTGGACGAAGGCGAGTCTTCAACTGTTGACTGCAACAATATTCTTTACTTTGCTCCTGCACCTCAGGTTAATTGGTCAGATGCTTACATTCAGACATTGCAGATCGTTAAGTTAGACAGCAAAGGCGGAGCTGGTACTCAGACATACATTCCTGGTGATTACATCTCAATCATTGGCAACGTTATTTCCGTTACCGGTGTATTGCCTGAATCTGCAACTGCAGATTTCGTACAGTATGCAGAATATAATACAGAGATTCAGAACATACACAATGAAATTGACAACCTTGAGATTACAGTACAGAATGCAACCTCACAGATAGTTGAACAGACCACAGAGATCGTTACTTCCGTAATTGAAGAAGTAGCACCACCGATGGTTACTTCTATCATTGAACGTGAACTTGCTGGTGTAACTGGTGAATTTGCTACAAGAGATGAATTGGAATCTGCAACAGCAAATCTTCAGGACCAGATTGATAACATTGAACCTGGCGTACAAAGTGACTGGACCGAAGATGATCCTGATGATCCATCATATATCAAGAACAAGCCAGAGGAAGAAGAAGTTGAATTTGAAGAAGTAGATCTTTCTGTCTATGCTACAAAGAATGAACTTCAGTCAGCAACTTCGGAAATTATCAATGTCATTGAGACTGTAACTGGCAACGTTCCTACTGGTGCTGTTACTCATGAAGAATTGGAGAATGCAACTTCCGTACTTCAAGATGAAATTGAGAACGCTACTGCTCAGATTCCATCAGATGTAGTAACTCATCCAGAACTTGAGTCTGCAACCGCAAATCTTCAGTCAGAGATTGAGACGGTATCTTCCAATATTCCAGAATTACCTGAAGAAGAGGAAGTAGAATTTGAAGAAGTGGATTTATCTGTCTACGCTACCAAGGATGAACTTCAGACAGCGTCTTCAGAGATCATTACAATCATTGAGACTGTAACCGGTAATGTGCCAACTGGTGCAGTTACTCAGTCAGAACTTGCAACAGCAACAGCAAATCTCCAGACAGAAATCGAGACTGTAACTGGTGATGTAATTGACACTGTTACTGCTTTGATTCCATCAGACGTTGTTACTCACGCAGAATTAGAAGCGGCAACTGCTAACATCCCTGCTCAGGTTCAATCTGATTGGACAGAAACTGATAGTTCGGATCCTTCTTACATTCAGAACAAACCTGATGAAGAAGAAGTTGAATTTGAAGAGCTTGACTTGTCAGATTATGCGACTGTATCTAATGTAACTGCTCTAGAATCTGAACTTGAGACTGTAACTGCTGATGTTCTTCAGCAGGCAACAGGTGCTATTCCTGCACAGGTTCAAAGTGACTGGACTGAATCAGATTCTACTGACCCTGCATTCATTAAGCATAAGCCTTCAGAGAAGACACTTGTTGAAGGACAGAATGTGCATATCACTGCATCTGGTGATTACATTGTCATTTCGGCTGATGGTGGTCAGGTTACTGGCGATTACATCGAGAGAGATGAACTCGAGAATGTTACTGCTCAGTTAGAAAGTGAGATTGAGAACGCTACTGCTCAGATTCCTTCTGATGTTGTTACTCAGTCAGAATTGGAAACTGCTACAGCTAACGTTGCTTCTCAGATTCCTTCTGATGTTGTTACTCATTCAGAATTGGAAACTGCTACAGCTAACGTTGCTTCTCAGATTCCGTCGGATGTCGTAACACATTCAGAATTGGAATCAGCAACTGCTAACATTCCTGCTCAAGTACAGTCAGATTGGACTCAGACCGTAACTGGAGATCCGTCTTACATTAAGCATAAGCCAGATACTTTGCCTTTGGTAGCAGGAAATAATGTTACTATTGACGAAGTGAATGGTGAGATCGTTATCTCTGCACAGGGTGGAGGTGGTTCAGTTACTGGAGATTATGTTGAGACTTCGGAATTGGAAGCTGCTACTGCTGAACTTCAGTCAGAGATTGAGACGGTATCTTCTAATATCCCAGAATTGCCTGATGAGGAAGAAGTTGAATTTGAAGAGCTTGACCTGTCAGATTACGCAACAACTGCTGATGTATCTGCGTTAGAATCTGAACTTCAGTCAGTAACTGCATCTATCCCATCAACCGATAACCTTGCTACTAAGGCTGAAGTTGCTGCAGCAACTGGCGACATTCAGGCAGACATTGAGACAGTATCTTCAATGATTACTCCAGAACTTCCTGTGGTTGGCGGAACTGGAATTGGTATCACCGAGACTTCAACGGAAATTACTATTGCGGTCACTGGTGATTACGTTACATCTGCTGAACTCGCAACAGCAACTGCTGCTGTTGAGGCAGACATTCCTGTTGTTACTGGATTTGCTACTAAGTCAGAACTTAATGGTAAGCAGAGTACATTGACAGGAATTACCGATGTTCAAGTGGTACAGTCATTGCCGGCATCGCCTGTTGCTACTGTACTTTATCTCATACCTGAGGCATAATAGATATAACAAGGAGAAATTACAATGTCAACAATCTATACATTAAATGGTAAAGTATTAAAGAACAGTGCCAACGACAAGTGGCTCATTAAGAAGGAGGCACCTGCTGGAATGGTTCTGAATGCAAGCAATTCAGTAGGCACAAGTGGAAGTACCTCAACTTACTGGAATGGTCCAGACTATCCAGACGGATGTAATATCGAAGGAAAGACAGTGAAAGTGATAGTATCAGAAGCGATCACAATTCCATACCAATCTTGGAGAATCAGCTATGCTAGTAGAACTGATGGACAGGAAGAGAGTATGTCTTTAATTGACTATCAGGAGCCAGCAAATGGGGTCATAGCACCAGGTACTTACACATTCACTGCGCTTGGACATACTGTTCCGCCTTCATACAATTATGGAAAGTACATATGTCTTTCTGGCATCAATATCGCGGATGTCAGCAAGATCACTATTCAGATACTTGGCTTATAAGAGAATACAAGATGAGCAATATCGGTTCTTCAAAGATAGCAGAAATGTACGTCGGTAGCACCAAGATAGCAAAGGCCTATGTTGGTTCTACCCTCGTATTCTCTTCAGCACCAGCCTTTGATGGTTACGTCGTTAAGGTTATGTGGCACGACGGTCATTCTTCTCAGGTATCTGCTCAAGGATTCAAGTTCAATGGTACTACTGTTCCATCATCTATGGTTAAGAAAGGATATCTCTATACTCAGGATGGCGGCCTTCAGGTTCTTACTGCTAGTGACATTGAGTCTGCATGTGGTGAGCATGACCAGTTCATCATGTGGGGTAAAGGTGCAGAATTCTGGTTCGAGAATAATGCTAACCTGACTCAGTTCATGTGGCACTGCTTTGAGTACTTCCAGCCAGAAGGTACTTGGAATGTGACTATTAATAGATACACAGGTGATACTATTGAGAGTACGCCAATCTACAGTAAGACTGCAAGTCCAGCTCAAGACGCTTGGTTGACCTTTACTGTATAGGAGGAATGATGCTTAAGTTCAATGGAAAGGTGATGAAATTTGGAAATGTCTGGGGATGCGTTGCTCAACCAGAACCATCACCTGTAGAATCCGTATGGGATGGTACTTATGACTATTCCTGGTATAACACCACTGATACTTCATTCCACTTGACTACATGTGCTCAGTTCATGGCCTTTGCTAAGCTCTGTAATGGAAGTGCTGGTGGATTCAGTCAAGATCAATTTGGTGGAAAGACTGTATACTTAGACGTTAATATGGCGATTAACTCTGACTATGCAAGCTATGAATCTTGGAGTTCAACGCCTCCTACTTACTCTATGCCAGATACTCAGATTAACTTCAATGGTACTTTAGATGGACAGTTCCACAGCATAAGAGGTGCTTACTATAAGAATACTGGAGGTTGGGGCGGAGCTGCGTTATTCAACGTTGGCGGCACACCTACGCTTAAGGACGTAGTCATTGAAGATTACTACTTTAAAGGTGATTATGCTAAGCTCATTGGATGTGACGCAAGCGTGTTCACTTTGGAAGGCGTCATCTTCAAGAATGGTATCGTCAGCATGCTTGCTAACCAAGCTACTGAAGTTACAGGTCCTTGCATTCAAATCTGGGAAGGCTCAAGCAGCACTGTTAGAACCGTTAACATGAGTCATTGCGGTGCTTATAATACTGTCTTCAATGGTACTTATAAGAATAGTGGTAGCCAAGTTGAGAACTACGGTACATTAATCTCAGATAACAGATTTGGTTCTAACTTTGCAGCTATCAATGGTAAAGCAAATCTGTCCAACTGCTTTGTATGTGGATGTAAGATGATTCCAACTAATTCAAGTACATCACGTGTAAAGTACTATAAGATAACTGGTACAAAGACTAACTCATTCACTAACTGCTTTGAGTATGACATTACCGCACGTTACGGTTCAGATACTCCATCTACATCAGTTCCAACTGCACAAGGTACGGCTGCATCATCAACTGACGATCTTATATATCAGTATAACAGTGCTAATACAGTTGGTAAGTATACATTGAAATCAGACTTTACATTCAAAGGTGTATGATAACTAATTATCGTCAAGGAGAAAGAATTTATGATATTGACATTCAATGGTAAGTTCATGAGCAGAGGACTGAACAAGGTTCTCGGGTATGAATCTACACCAGTGGATCCGTATAATCCGTTGGGTCTTCCACCAAATACTGTTAGAGTTAGAACTAACGATAGTAATAAGCCGACCAGGTCACCTAGTTCATATGTAGGTCCTACATATGAATCTGCAACATTAGTTCCAGGTACTACTGATATTTACGATATCTACAAGAGTGGAACAAGCTTTCTCAATTTGCTTCGTGGTTGCGGCAATGTAGTTGAAGTTCTTGGTGCTAATACTACAGGTGTTACGAATATGACTGCGATGTTCAGTGGCTGCACTTCTTTAACAACTGTAGCACTATTTGATACTTCTAGTATAACTAGCACAGCACAGATGTTCACTTCCTGCAGCTCTTTAACATCTGTACCATTATTTGATACTTCTAGTGTAACCAGTACGGTCGACATGTTCGCTTCCTGCACTTCTTTAACATCTGTACCACTATTTGATACTTCTAGTGTAACTACAATGCTCCAAATGTTCTTTACATGTTCTGCACTTACATCAGTGCCTTTGTTCAATACTTCTAAAGTAACTAATATGTCACAAATGTTCCAGAATTGTTCTTCTTTAACAACTGTACCACTATTTGATACTTCTAAAGTTACTGATATGACATATATGTTCCAGAGCTGCACTTCTTTAACATCTGTACCACTATTTGATACTTCTAGTGTAGCTCCAACTAAAATGACGAATATGTTCCAGAATTGTTCTTCTTTAACCTCTGTTCCACAATTCAATACTTCTAATATAACAACTATGATGCGTATGTTCGAAGGATGTTCTTCATTAACTACTGTTCCGCAATTCGATACTTCTAATGTTAAGAACATGCACTATATGTTCAATGGATGTTCATCTCTTGTATCAGTGCCTTTGTTCAATACTTCTAAAATAACATATATGCAATACATGTTCCAGAATTGTTCTTCTTTAAAATCAGTGCCATTATTTGATACTTCTAGAGTTACAAATATGACCTGTATGTTCTCGAACTGTTATAAGGTAGAATCAGGCGCATTAGCATTATATCAGCAAGTATCGTCACAAGCAACCCCGCCGTCAAAACACGACTTTGCTTTCGAGAACTGTGGACGTGATACTACTACTGGTGCCGCAGAACTTGCACAGATTCCATCAGGTTGGAAGTAATAAGGAGATATCTAATGATAACACATGACAATAACGTATTAAAGTTCAATGGATTCTGGCTTGGATTTGATTCTTCGCTAACAATCTATCATGTCACTGTAGGAAAATCTCGGCACGGGACAATCTATGTAAATCCAACTGTAGGTCCTACTGGAACTCTTGTATCTATCTTAGCCGTGCCTGATTCTGGCTATGAGTTAGATACTATCTCACTGACTGGCGCTGTGCTTCTCAGTGGTAATCAGTTCTTCATTAATGGTTCAGATGTTACAGTAAATGCAACGTTCACCGCCGTTGACTATAACCCACTTAACTTGCCGCCTTATACTATTAGAATAAGATGCACAGACGGTGTCATACCAGATCTTAAATGGTCAGGGATAAAATCTTCTAGAGTACCTGGTACTACTGACGTCTTTGACATTACTTATAATAATTCTGACTGGAATAACCTGCTAGTTCCTTTGCATAATGATCTTCTTGAAATTCTTGGCGGCAATTTAGTAGGCGTTACTGATGTTCACTACTTGTGCGATTATTGCGAAGCTCTTACGTCAGTAGCAATAATGGATACAACAACTATCACGGATTTTGGTGGAATGTTCTATTTTTGTAAAGGGTTGACATCTGTTCATAAATTCAACACATCAAGAGGAACAGATGTGAGAGGCATGTTCTACCTATGTGAATCGCTTACAACTGTTCCGCAGTATGATTTATCAAATGCTACGAGCGGCTCGGGAATGTTCGGTAGATGTAATAGCCTTCAGACGGTTCCTTTGCTTGATACTTCTAACTTTACTAATATGAATGGAATGTTCGAAGGATGTTCTTCATTAACAAGAATTCCGCTATTCAATACTTCTAAAGTAACGGATATGGACGGCACTTTTGACCATTGCTATAAAGTTCAGTCTGGCGCATTAGCAATTTATAAGCAAGCATCATCTCAAGCAAATCCCCCAAGCACACACGAAAGAACATTTAGAGACTGTGGAAGAGACACAGTGTCTGGCGCGGCTGAACTTGCACAGATTCCTGCAGAATGGAAGACAATATATTAAAGGAGAAATGAATATGATTCAGAACAAAGTATGTGTAAACATTGACCAATCAAATCCTGAGCAAGGCGGCTTCACAGATGAACAGAAGTTACAGGCTAGAACGAACATTGGTGCTGGTGATGGGAAAGTATCTTGGGTACAGTATTCTCAAGGTCAGCCAACTCCAACAGTAGATCGTTCGCCTCTTTCTATCGTATCTTCTGATACTGGAACGAGACTGCAAAATGACGATGCTAGTAAGAAGTTCTACGTCGCTCCTAACTTCAATGCGTCTGACTATGGTAAGGTTCTTCGCATTAACAAGGAGAACCAGAAAGTAATGTGGGACAATCCTCCAGTACCACCTAAGGATGTATTCATGGAGACAAAGCACTTGGATATGACTAATGACGGTAGAAACAATCAGCTCGTCAAGCAGATAGAATGTCCGGTACATAACGGTAAGTATCCTACCAAGATCATTGGTTCCTTTGAATGCAATCCTTCAACGGATCATAATACTCTTGCTGTACTTCCACTGAATGCGTCACTTTACCAAGGCTATAACAGCACATCAACTCCGTATGATAGCGGTCAGAACCACAACGTTACGAACTTGCTTGCCTTAGATACATCTTCGGAGAATACTCAAGGCCAGTACAACAACACTGTATCATTCATGTTCAACAAGGTCAACTACCGTGAAGGATTTGATATGAAATACGTTGGTATCAAAGGTGGTTACTCATCTGGCTATGGCATTCATAACATCAACATGACGTTCATCTACGAGGAGGACTAATCATGGAAGGAATAGTTACTCAAATCGTTGGTGCACTGTCACCGTCTGCATTGCCAATAGTAGTACTCTGTCTTGGCGGTCTTTACTTATGGTTCCGCTTCGGTAGAATTGAGAAAGACCGTGAACAGACAAAGGCAACTCGTGACAAAGACTCACTGGAGATTCATGACAAGTTGCTTACTCATGATTTCAAGATCTCGAATCTTCAAGGAGTCGTAGATCTACACAGAGATAAGTTAGATTCCATAGATAAGCAGCTTGCTATCGTGAATAGAGAACTTGTCAAGTTGAATCTTAGTGTAGAGCATCTGTCTGTCGCGCTCAAGGAACAGAACGAGATAATGAGGGAATCATTGAAGGAGCGTAAATGATACTTATACAGCATAGCAAGGAATTTCCAAATCTTGGTAAGCTGTATGTCAATGAGAGGTTCCAATGCTATACGTTGGATCCTCTTATTCTTAGAGCAGGTACTTATAGATTAGAGATGACTTACTCACCGAAATTTAAGAGAGATTTGCCGCTAATCACAGGAGCAATGATAGGTCCAGAGAGAGGATTCCGTATACATGCTGGGAACTCACTGAAGGATTCTCAAGGATGTATCTTGGTAGGTGATACTTTCCAAGTAGATTCTGCAGGGAATGTCAAATTGCTCAACAGTAAGAAAGCATTAGAGGCACTATTGAAGGAGGACTTATGCCAGATGTGCATATACTAAATTGGTCTAATACATGCAATTACGAGAAAGTAAATGGACTGTATGTCCTGAAGAACAAAGTATGGATTGACTTTACGTTCTTTGATGAAGTACACAGAATATCTGTAGATAAAGGAGCGATGACTGATGGTCTATCTGTTCCCAAGATCTTCCGTTGGTACTTGCCTGATTGGAATGATGAGAATCCGCTGTACAATATTGCGGGAATCTGCCATGACGGTGCGTACGGCAGTGAGAAATTGAGTAAGAATCTTGCTGATGAGTTGTTCTATCAGGGACTAATGAAAGCAGGAATCTCACCGAGAAAGGCGTCTGTTGCCAAGTGGGCAGTTGAGCATCTTGCTGGACTTCACTATGGCAGAAAGAATGATGACTTCGGTATTGCCGAATATGTAACTATAGATTAGATACGAGAAAGACCCCTGAGAGGCAAATCCTCAACAGGGGTCTTCTTAATTTGAAGTGAATGTATTAGAAATCTTACTGCATCTGAATTACTTGCTGATTCTGCGGAACAGGATCCAACGGAGACGGGAATACGCCAGTCTTTGCGAACTTCAGCCATTCGTGCCACTTCAACTTACCACCATTTGACTTATATGCAGCGAACGGTTCCTTATACTTTGTAAGACCTCCACCACGGCGAGACTTACGCTTTGGCTGAACAGGTTCAAATGATCCCGTTACAGTTCCGACATTTGCTGTAACTTCTGTATTTCCCGGGAGCATCATATTGAGGAATGCGTCAATCTTTACGAGATTCTCAATCGGTTGCTTCTCAAATGTTGCTGCGAACAGACGAGCCTTTGCCTTAAGCTGGTCAATGTAAGCGGATACTTCGTTAGTTGTTGTCATCATAGACTTTGTCTCCTTAAGTGATTTGTTGTGCGAGCCTTTGAATTTACCGGCTGCAATAGTTTGTCTAATAGTTACCTTAGAAAGTTCAGATAATTTCTTTCTGCCTTCTTCTGATACATTGTGCTTGTGGCGCATCTTTGCGCATCTAGCTTCTCGTTCTTCAGGCGTCATATTCGCCCAAATATTCTTCATACTTGCTGTGGCCTTTCTTGACTTCCTTGCCATAGACTCTTCAGTATAAGTTGGTGGTGCCTTCACCAACCCTTTCATGAAGCGAGAGATAGCCTCTTTCTGTTCAGTAGTTAATGTCCATCCGCCTCGTCCCATTGATTACCTACTTGTTGACTGCATTAATGATGAATGAAGATTGAATAAAGGTTATCACCTGTCTTAATCTGAATTGCTGCTGTACCTTTAGCAACAATAAGTTCAAGCAACTTAGAACGATTCTCTTTCAATTTGGAACTGATGTAATCAAGTTCAGATTTCGGAAAGTCATGTTCTCCAGAGATCTTAATCATGAATGGACAAGAACTATCATTCTGCTTGATGTTAAAGTCACTGTCAAGATCAGCAATAATTGCATCCCAACGTTCGCCTCTTTCTGCACGAGTATTCATGTTCGGGGTCTTGAAAGTCTTGCGTTTCTTCATAGTTATTAT